TGTCGGTGGCGGTGGTGGCGGTGGGTTTGCTTATGGCGATATCGCGGTTACTCCGGGGCAAACCGTAACCATCTCAATTTCTTCAGGGGTTGCTACGGTAACTTACGCCAGCACAACAATGCTGACCGCAAATAAAGGCGGCAATGCGTCTGGAAGCACGGGTGGAGCGGGTGGAACGGCAAGTAAGAACGTAGCCGTAACGAATGGCGGCGCATATTCTGGCGGCGCAGGTGGTTCATCGGTTTTTCTTGCTGGTGGTGGATCTTGTGGTTCGCCGCTCGGCAATGGCTTTACTGGCGCAACATTGGGTGGTGGCGCAGGAATTGGTAGTTCGGGGGTAAATAGCAACGGTGGCGGAGCTGGCGCAAGTTCAAGCGGGGCCGGGACAAATGGTGCATCACGACCATTCAATTCTCGGTTTACAGATCCACTATTGACCTATGCTTTTTTCCCTTTTACCGGATTGGCAGGTGGTCCCGGTGCTGGGGGGACTGGTGGCCAGACATCGGGATACGCTGGAGGCGATTTTGGTGGGGGCGGTGCGGCGTCTTATTCAGGCGCAGGAGCGACTAGCGTGATTGCAGGCAATGGTGGCGTGATGGGTGGCGGTGGTGGCGCCATCAGTTCTTCTTCCGGGACTACAAGTGTAACGGGAGGCAATGGTGGCTTGGGAGGCGGAGGCGGGAGCGCAACAAGCGCGTCTGGAACGCTTACCGCTGGAACTGGTGGCGGTGCGTTTGTCTTCATCTACGCCTAGGAGTTAAACCATGAACTACGTTTATTTGACCGATAGCATCGTGACTGATCAGGCACAGGTTGATCCCTTCACTATCTTTGCTCCCAGTTACGCTGAAGGATTCATTGAAGCCCCCGATGATGTAACGATTAACTGGCAATTGATTGACGGTGAATGGTTTGCTCCGTATGTCCCTCCTGTTGATTGGGCGGCAATCAACAAGCAAACCGCGACGGAACTTTTGTCTGCTACCGATTGGGTCAACAATCCAGATGTAATTGATACCGCTCGAAATCCACACCTTTTGAATCGGGATGATTTCCTTTCCTACCGGGAAACCCTTCGACAGATCGCGGTCAATCCATCATCAACGCCTGTAACAGATTGGCCGATCTTGCCAGAAGAACAGTGGAGCAACTAAATGCCTACCCCCCTAAACATCCAAGTTACGCTAATTCCCCCTATCGGCGCATATCTTGGCGACACGGCGGCGGGTGAGTTTTTTTACACGGGCACCAGGACTGTTGTTCCGATTTATTCTGATTCTGCTTGCACAACGCTTGTCGATCAGCCGTTTCTGTTGCCTCAGAATGGCGAGATTTCGTACTACGTTACTGATGGGTCATTGCTCTACGATTTAACGGTAGCTGGCGGCAATCTGGTACGCACCGACACGATTGTAGACGTTGCGAATCTCCCCGGTAGCATTTGGGATCTAGCCGAATCGCTGTGGCAGTATCCTGATCTCTGGAATGTCACGAACCCCGCCCCGGTCTCCACCAAGACCGCGCAGAACATTGGCCAAATGTATACGGGGCACGATCTTGTCAAGGCTGCTATGCGCTTGATTCAGGTCTCTGCGGTTGATACGGATTTAACGGCACAAGAATTGCAAGACGGTATTGAATCGCTCAACAGAATGCTCGATTCATGGTCAGCCGATGAATTGACGCTGTATCAGGTCATCCGTGAGCAATTCCCGCTAGTATCAGGTCAGAATCCGTACACGATGGGGTATGGTGGCAATTTCAACACCAGTCGGCCCATGAAGGTCGTCGGCGCTTACCTGATCCTTAATAACGGCTCGATTCCTGTCAGCTATCCGATGCAGGTGCTTGGATATGACGACTACAACGCGATACGGCTCAAGACTCTTAGCACCAACTTTCCGAACTATATCTATGTTCAGCCATCATTTCCGCTGGCTGAAATCTATATTTATCCGATCTTCGCGCCCAACGATCCTTCAACTCAGGGACCGGCTTATATCAATCTGACAAGCTGGAAACCGTTTGATATTGTGCTTGATCCGACTGCTTATATGTCATTCCCGCCCGGCTATTGGGAAGCGATTGTATTTAATCTGGCGGTTAGGATTGCTGAGGAGTATCAGTTTGACATTCGTCCGACAACCGTACAGCTTGCGGCAAGTGCGCTTAAACGGATTAAACGTCTCAATCAGCGCACCGTAACGCTACAGACGGATGTGGCGCTGATGAATACTAGCCAGTTGCGTTACAATATCTACAGTGACGGATACGGACGCTAATTATGCCTGAAACCATGCAACTCCCTATCCTCGGAACTGGCATTGCTGGCCGCGCTAGGGCTGTATCGGCTCAGAAACGGCAGAATTTATTTCTTGAGGTCAAGGCAGAAAAGGATAAAACCAGTCTTGCGGCTTATGGCACGCCCGGGCTCAAGTATTTTTCCTCACTTGGCGCTAGTCCGATTCGTGGAATTTGGTGGTATCAGGCCACAAACAGGCTTTTTGCGGTCGCGTATGATCAGCTTGTAGAGATATCCCCAGACGGGACTACAGTGAATCGTGGCACTCTGACGAGCACTTCTGGAACTGTTTCCATGGCTGACAATGGTCTTCAACTGATGATTGTTGATGGTCTTTCAGGTTATATTTATCAGCCGACGACTGGCGATCTTCCGTATAGCAAAGTCGGCACAACGATTACTATCACTGAGACGTTGACAACGCGCAAGACTGGTCAAGTTATTTCCGTTATTGGCGATAACTTGACTGTCTTTAGCGCTGATTACCCGGTGCGGCTTATTGAGACGGTTGCAACTGCGCTTGTTACTGGCACTGAATACGTCATTCAATCTGTTGGGACTTCAGATTTTACGTTAGTTGGCGCGGCTGCAAATGAAGTCGGCGTAGTATTTACTGCAACTGGAACCACGCCTGGCACTGGCATCTGTACAAACGCCAATCAGTTTACGATTACCTCTGGCTTTGTCTCTACCGGCACTGGCACGATCAAAATCATTAATAACTTCAGAACGATTGCGTCCGCATACACTGGAACAAATTTTCCCAAAGCGACGACTGTTACGTTTTTAGACAGCTATTTTGTTGTCAATGTCGTTGGAACTAAACAGTTTTGGCTTTCTGGTTCGTATGATGGTTTCTACTGGGACCCATTGCAATTCGCCAGTAAAGAATCTTATACCGACAACCTTCAGGCCGTAACCGTTGATAACGGCCAGCTTTTGCTACTTGGTCCGGCATCTTACGAGTATTGGCAAAACACCGGCGGCTTTCCTTTTCCTTTGCAGAGAATTTCTGGATCTCCGTATGACGTTGGCCTGGTTGCCGTGCGCTCTATTGCACGATCCGCTGGACAGACTTTTTTCCTTGGCAGGGCCAGAAGAGGCGGAATCTCCGTCATTCGTCTACAAGATTATCGAGCCACTCCTGTATCCACGCCTGATCTTGATTATTTGTTCAACGGATACGAATCCCCAGAGGATGCAATCGCTTACTCCTTCCGGTTTACTGGTCATGAATTCTATGTGATTAGCTTCCAATCGGAGAAGGTCACATGGATGTATGACTCAACATCTGATGTGTGGTCAGCTCTTGCCTCAGGTGCAGATTTTAGGCATTACAGCCAACACGCCACGCAGTTTCAGAACGAAATCTTTGTCTCTGATTATCGCAATGGAAACCTGTATACCTATGACGTAAACACATACACAGATAATGGCGATTACATTGCTAGAGAGCTAATCACGCCTCATTTTTTCTCGGGAAATTCGTTCAACAGGCTGCATATCTACCGTCTGCGCGTAGACATGGAACAGGGCGTTGGTGATGGAACCCGCCTTGTGCCGACACAGGTGGATGAGCTTTTAATTACTGAGGATGACGATATTCTTGTGACCGAATCAGGTTATAGCCTCTCGGCGGGAACAAGCGTTGAGGATGTTCCGATAATCTATAACCCGCAGATTATGCTTCAAGTATCCAGGGATGGTGGATATACTTACGGGAACGAAATGTGGACTAGCTTTGGTCAGGTTGGCCAGTATCTAAAACGCGCGGAATGGCGGCGATTGGGTGTTAGTCGAAATTATGTGTTTAAATTCAGAATCACAGACCCAGTAAAAGTGGTGATGATGAGTGCGGCGGCTTATGCAACGGAGGCATCAAAATAATGGCATTCCCACAACCGCCACTTAACTCTGCAATTGAAAACATTGGTGCTGGCAGAAAGATCAAAACTGTATGGCAAAGCTGGTTTCAATTGGTTCAGATTTATCTTGCAAATCTAACGGGATCAGGACCAACAACTGCGCGTCCGAAAAGAAACCTATGGGTTGGTCAACCTTTTTTCGATACAACGATTAATGCTCAGGTAATTTGGAATGGCGCAGCGTGGGTCACTAATGGTGGCGGAGGCGGTGGGGTAACTTCCGTCACTGGTACAGCGCCTATCTCATCATCGGGCGGCACTACGCCAGATATATCAATCAGCCAATCTGGTGCGTTAAGCAACGGCTATCTTTCTAGCGCTGACTGGGTTACGTTCAACAGTAAATTAAGCTCAAGTCTTGCAATCACCCAAAATGGCTCGCCCTTTTCGCCGCCTGCAACGTCTAGGCTCATCAGCGATATGCTTGGTGATTACATTAGCATTCTTGATTTTGGAGCAGTCGCAGATGGCGTCACTGATAATTTGACAGCATTCAATAATGCAATTTCAGCGGCTTCAGTAACGGGAAAATCAATATACATTCCCGCTGGCGCATATTCTTTGAGCAATACAATCACGTTGTCTCAGGGAATCACGATCTATGGCGATGAGCCTGTACCAACGCTTGATTGTAATATCAATCCAACAAAGGGAACGTGGCTGTATTTCAATCATAACAATGTTGGTATTCAGATAACTGCTTTTGCCGGAGTCAGGCTTCAGTCATTAGGCACATTTAGGCCAACACAAACAAAACCTGTAGGCGGCACTGGTTCATACGCGCCTGTTGTTCAGTCAGCGGATATTCTTGCAAATCCTGCAAATGCTGGACAAACAAGCATTCAACTGTTGGATCTTCTATTGCTGAATCCGTATGTTGGAATCAAAATGCAAAAGGGGCCATCTGGCGGAGGAGCTGGTACATTTGTCATCAATAATCTTCGTGGACAGCCAATCTACAGAGGCATTCACATTGATTCAAATTATGATGCGTTACATATTTCTGATGTGCATTTTTGGCCGTTCTGGGATCTCTTAAATACAAGCAGTAATTACACAACGCTCTGGACGTACACGTTAAACAATTTGCAAGCAATCAGGATTGAGCGTGCAGACAATCCGTTGCTAATGAATATTTTCACGATCTTTGCGTATGCAGGATTGTATTTTGCCTCATCAGCAGATGGGCAATGCAATAAAATGCATATTGTGAATGCTGATTTTGATCGAGGATACTATGGAATAGTTTTTGATGGAGATCTTGTTACGGGTCAATTTGACAATATAACAATGCAAGGCGAAAACAACACCATGACTCCAAATTCAGTAGGTGTTTATTTTACTGGATGCACTGAAAACAAAATCAATTTTGGCAAGCTGAGGATCAATTCTGTTGGTCAGTATGGCATTTACATGACTGGCGCAGCATCTAACAATGTGATTAGTGTTGCTGATTTGTATGTTTCAGGCTATGGACAGTTTGCAAGTGGAGCAAATGCCGTATCAATTGATGGTACAAACAACAAAGCTAGAATCTCTGGCGTGCCAGTGATTGAAGGCGGTGGTAGCGGGACAGCGTTTTATTTTAATTCAGCATCTAGCCAATTTAATGGAATAAATTGGAAAATCTACGATGTAACATCGTCTAGGACATGGGGAACTTATGCAAATACGCAGACCATCCCAATGACTGTGATGATTACGTTTAATATCACAACAGGTACGGACAACGCATCGGTAAGATTGACAAATGCGTCTGGTCCGATTCTTGGTGTTACGGGATTGGTTGCATCTGCGGGCCAAGATTACGGATCAATAACTTTTGTCGTTCCTCCATCATCTTCTTATTTTGTTACAAACAGCGCTAGTAGAGCGCAAATACTTGCGTGGATTGAATCATATTAAAGAGAGCCAAAACAAGGATGCTGCAAGAAAAAGCAAACGGCGCGATTGTCCCTTTTGGCGTTAGGCGCATTGAAGCGTTACGCGGGTCAATGGAAGAGGCTTGCAGACGCGGATTGATG